CAGAAACTAGCCATGTCAGTGGGGTTTTGCTCAAAATCTGCAAAATCATGGTCAGGATGCAAATAAAAAACATGCATCATGGATGGTTTTTCTAAGGGGAATGCCACAAAATTGGGGTTATGGTTGATTTTCACATGGTGGCCCATCAGCACTTTTATTTTTGCACCGTCAAAACACTGTGAGCTCATTAAGTCTTCATTCAGTTTGGGGCACTTATATTCGATAATATCGAGTGGCATGCAAGAGGCATTGAAATCGTCTTTCAGCATATAAGAGCTATCCCAATCATCCATCGTGCTGTCTTCATAAGCATTCTCAAATTGGCTAACATTATCTTTATATAACTCATAATCTATGCATCTGAAATCTATGTTGGTCAAAATGCCGTCTCTGATAGGCATTTCCATTATCTCAGGTTTCAATGTTTTCCTTTCACCTATTTCTGGCCAGAAATTTATCCTATTCAAATATGTAAGATCAGCTTCTTCATTTATTTTAGGCATTTCATAAACAAACAGTTCATCAAAATATGTGGAAAAATTATGTGCTATCTCTTCTACAAAAGTTTGGTATAAATTTGAATATGCATGCTCAAGTTTCCTTTTGAATGCAATTTCAGCTTTCGCCCCTTTCCCTTGGCTAGATAAATATTCTTTACTCAAATTCTCAACTTTAACACATGGTGTGGTAGTTAAAGAATAGCATGCAAACTTGAATCTTTCAGTATCTTCTATTGGCATGGCGCTTAAGAAGCCTGAACCCAGCTTGTCTATTTTCTTGCTCAAAATTTGTATGTCTTCATCTGTCAAGGCATCAAAACATTCATTTGTAAAATAATTTGGTATGTAGCTTTTAGATACAGTTAAAATGTGATATAGGGTGATGTATTTCAGCAGGTAACTGTTAAGATCAGATTTGGCACTTTCTGGGAAACCTAAACTGCTTAGTTTCATGTTTATCACGAGGAACCAAACTGACATTAATAATTTGCCATAGTACAAGTTCAAGTTTTTAACAGTGAAAAAATCTCTGTTGAAATAACAGAAAATTTTGCTAGTCTTAACCGGTGTGCTGAAAACAAGTGCAGTGCTAGTGTTTATCAACCCGAATTTGAACAATGCTTCTTTGAGCATCTCGGAAGTCTTAGTAAGCTGCCCTTCTGAGTAATACTTAAAGATTCTGTTTAACTCTTGGACCACTTCTTCATCAGCAATAATTTTTAAATCAGCACCTTTTGCTCCTATCAGCTTGTCTGTGTAATAAATCAAACCACTTCCCCCCTGCATTGCAATGTCCATCAGAAACTTGGTCTCGAGGCTAACTGGGTTGTATTGAATATCTCTACTGTTACAGTAATTGTATATGGCATTCAATATACCCAGTTCATTACCAGGCAAACCGAATTGGAATTTTTTCTGATGTGTGAAGTATTTAACGCAGGTTCTACCTGAGGCCATAGCCAATTCATTGACCGCACGATAAAGTTTAGAGTTTTCTCCATTTTGAAAGAGTTTTATTATCCCATAATCATGATCAATTTTGTCAACCAAGCCTTCAAACAATACTTGCAACTTTTTGTATTCCTGACTATCTTTAGGCCCTGTGTAACTTATCCTATTTTTCAAAAAACTGCTATTGTTGAAATTGCACTCATTGGGAAAGCTTTGATCCAATTTATAATTGCCCAATATTGTTTCAATGAACATATTCCCGCCTACAAAGTTTATATCACCATTCCATGTGTCAAACACAGAGTTCAGACTGTCACAGAAAAAGGCAAAAGGTATGCTATAATCTGATTCGTGGCTTTTCAAAACTTCCCATTTTCTCAAATATTGATCATAGCTTATACACAATCTATCTGAGCTTCTGTCAGACCGTTTCATCAATGAAACAAGAGATTGGCTGTTGTTCATCACAAGTACCTCCTCAACATACTCAATCATTTTAGGTATTGATTCCATATTAACGGCTTTTATATCAATGTTTGTCACGGTCTGGTCGTTCATCTCCACTATGATTATATTTTTACCATATTTGAGTTGCAGTATGCCAGTTCCCTTCCTTTTATAACGGCTGCCTGTTTGTTTTTTCGTAAAAGTTGATATCAAAATGTCTGGTAGAATATTTGTTGAGATCAAAAAATTTCTGTAACAGCTTTTCATTGACATAAATATCTGGATCCTGGATGCATTGTTGAGTGATAAGACTTTTATGGTGTCTTGATTTTTACTCAAAAAATCTGTTACACTGCCTTCATTGTTGATATTGACATGCTGAATTTGATTTTCGGCACCGCTGTTGTAGCACAAATAAACCAGTGACATCACATCTACCACAAATAGTGAAGTTGTGCTTAGTGTTTCTCTATGAGCTTCATAACTGAAATTTAAAGTTTCCGGCAGTTGAAGGCCCATTATTATTTGGTTGTTGAATGTGCAATCTGTCAATAAAGTTGTAAGCCCTGCAATCCCGAAAAGAGATCTATGCCCGCTGGCAACAGTGTTGACTAATTTGAATATATTTTCTGTCTTCCTAACCATTTTGTTCAGTGAATATAGCACATGGCTGGTTTCAGTTATTTCAAATCTTTTCAAAATAACTTTGACCCAGTCCTCATATATGAATATCGGGTCTGAAGGTTTAAAAAGGAATCTGAATTGGGGCTCTTTTATTATACAAGCCATACTATTGGGATCGAACCTAGTACTTGGTAAACCCAAGGAGCTCTTAAGAGAAACACTACATGGTTTATACATTTTCTTCACATCTTTGAACTGCAGCTTGTCTATCTTGTAGTGGGCCCATACAGATACAAGTTTATAGTAATCAGAATTGAAAGATTTGATAAAAGTCATGAACCTTTGTGCTTTTATTTTTGACTCATTTATGATGGAAGGCATTCTTTTTAAGTATGATTCATCTTTTGTGAAGGTTAGCTTTGCCCAATCCATGTCTGCTTCTTTGTGCAAGAAAAGGAAATCACGTACTAGAGCCAGATATTCAGAGTATTTCAAATCTGCATTGTAAGAGGTGCTAATACAAGGCCTGGACATCATCCAATTGACTCTGTGGATCTTGTCGGCTGTGCTATCTTTTTTTATGGCTTTTATGAAATTTTTGTTTTCTAACAATTTTATGTATTTGAGGTGTTGTATATGTGAGTGATTTATAGGCAAGTTATTTGTTGTTTCACCATGTAAAAATGCTTTATCAAAATCATTCAATTTGGCTATATATGTCTCTCTTTCATCATTCATTTTATGACTAAGAGGAGTGGTGACCCTTGGTATAGGCAAATTGAAACTTTCTTCTATATCACTATTCATATGGAAACAGAATGTTGAGCAAGCTTTGAGCAATTCCTCATCAACTTCAGACAGCCTGAGGAAATTAGCAAACGTACCTACTATTAGGATCATTAACGGGTGAGGATCAGGTATGCCCATCATTTCTTCAGGTATCTTATAATGCGCAGGGTCTGGCTTCAAGTTGTAATAACTGCACACCAATGAAGTGTATATTTTAAATATGAGATAGGATTGATGAAATGATGCACCATTCTTAATAGATTCCAATGTTTTTGAATAAGCTGTATATATGTCTCCACTGTAACCTTTGTCTGATGGCTCATATATCAAGTTGGATATAAATTTCGTTGACATCGGTAGCAAGTTGTTTGCTACATACAGTATTGAAGTTATCTCGAAATAAATCTTTGATATAACAGATTTCTTCAGAGATAAATGATGGTTGGCCGATTTCATGATGGTCTCATAGCAGCTTATAGCAGGTTTGATCTTGTCTTTGTCAGATAGAGATAGTGTACCACCGCTATCATCACTGTGGCACAACATGCTTAAATCAGCCACAAAAGGTCTCACAGAATTTAATGCACAATTCCTGAAGATATACTGAGCATGCAATTGTACAGCTGCGTGGAGCATTGAAGAAAGGTAATTGAATATACCCATCATGAAACTAT